TGATCTTTATGGCGCCTACAGGGCGTGGGCCGACCGCAGCGGCGAACAGCCGATCAGCCACAAGATGTTTGCGTTGTTGCTCAAGCAAAGGGGATTCCAGAAGTATCGCCGCAGCACGGGTGTGGTCTACCTTGGTCTCGGTTCGCCGACCGGCGGGAGCAGCGAAGCCGACGATGGATGTTGAGGTGGTCTTCGAACGGCTGGCGCGGGCGGGTGTCTCCGTCTGGCTGGATGACCAAGGAAAGCTCCGGATCGACAAGGGCGCGCCGGAAGAGATGAAGCAGTTCGTCCGTGACCACAGACAGGCGATCATCGACGCGAAGAAGGCCATCGCCATAATGAACGACCGAGGCATCCGGATCATTCGGCTGCCGCTTGGGCATCGCGTGCTGGCTTACCCGTTGGGGGCGGACCTCGAGGAAATCCGCTGGGCGATGAAGGTTCTTCACCTAGATTCGATGCCGCTGGTTATCAACGATGAAGGCATGCGTTGGATGACGTGGAACGACTGGAAACTCCACCGGCGCGTATGGGCGGCGGAAGACGGTGAGTATCCTCCTTGCCAGAGCGAGTCGGAGGTCCAGCCCAAGCTGCTGTTCGGGAGGAAAACCGCGTGACAAGCGAACGTGCGATCGTGAAATCGATTCTGGGGTACCTCAATGGCATTCCCGGTTGTCTGGCCCGCAAACGATGGGGCGGCGGCATGGGCGTAGCGGGTGATCCCGATATCGACGCGTGCATCCATGGGCGCAGCCTGCAACTCGAGGTGAAGCGCCCCGGAGAAAAACCGACGCCACTTCAGGTGAAGCGCCTCGAAGAGTGGCGTGATGCCGGGGCCCTGACCGCCGTCGTGACCAGTGTGATTGAAGTTCGAAGTCTCCTTCAGGACCGCGGATTTAGTTGCGAAAAAAAGTTGAAAGAATTTTGCGCTTAGAGCTCTAAAATCTTAACGTTTTAGCGTATATAAGCAGTAGGGGCTTAGTTCGATAGGCCAGCGCACAGCGCACCCTCCGAAGAACCTTCCAACAATCGTACCGGCGGGCCGGGCACAAAAATAGTCCGATATTCTGCGGCACCACTCGTGTGCCCAAGAGCACCCATGAAGATTCTCGTCTTTGCTGGCCCACGCATTATCGACATCTGCGATCAAATCAGCGTCCGCCGATATATTGGTGCCGCGAACGCGGAAATCGTCCGGAAGCGCAAAACCGGGCAAATAGTTCAGATTAATCTTCACCAGCACGGAGACGACTCTTCGCGAAAATCCTTGGGTGATAGCAATCACCCAACTTACGAAGAACACGTTGGGGCACAGTCGTTGGTCATGCTGAAGCGCGTTGATCCAGAGACTGGACAGTTGGTTCATTGGAACGAAAGCGACCAATTCAATCCGCGCAGATTCAATCCGGATGTGCTCTTAACATCCGCGGCTTCTCGCGCGTAATCAATGGCGGTGAATGTGTTTGTATTTGAGCTATCTCAAATCGAGAAACGGATGCAATCCCGGCATCGCCGCGTGGCCAATACGCCCGTGGAAGACGACTACTCCGAAGATTCTTTCCCCGACGAGGACGGTGACGGTGACCTGGCATGGCGACAACAGCAGATGCTCGTTGCCGCCCAACTACGCATGGAAGCTGACACACGGGCTAAGTGCCCGCACAGAGATGTTGAATGCGCTGTCCTGAGTGTTTGAGCGATGAAGTCACACTCCACGAATATGATTTCGGGATCTGCACCCAAACGGGTTACCACGACGCAGGCGAGAGGTTCCAATGCGCAACGTGCGGCGCGACGGGCGACGCCGAGGATCTTGCCGAAGAAGAAAAAGCGATTCCGACTGAATCGCGAGCTCAAGCTTGACTCGTACGACCAAAAGCTACTGGACGTTGCGGTGCTCAAGCAGGCAATAGCCGACATCCGATTGCGGATTGACCGTGTGCCACGCAAAGAGCGAAATGCATGCACTCGTTTGATTCTGAAGAGTGCCCGATGGTTGTTCACAAATCCTTCTCCTGAGTACGTCTTCAGCCCCATGTGCATCGCCGAACGGCTCGGAGTCGATTACCGAAGACTGGCGTTGTGTGTTTTTGAGTCGCTGCCATCAGCGAGGCAGGACAAGATCCTCAAGGCATTGCGCCGCGACGGTCGGTGCACGCTGACAGCCGCCTGACCCCCTGAGCGGATTGGCGGCCCGGCCAGTTTTTCGGGACCTGACAGGAGAGCTGCGCCCGCGCGTTGAAATGTCGCGCAGTTTCGCTAGTTAGTGGAGTAATTTCAGGTGCGCAGTGCGGGTGCGCAGTGCGCAGGCCTCGCCGGTGTCTCGATTCTGAAGCGTCGAGGTTTTGATTGGTATGGCAATAAAATCCCATTGGCGCGGATTGGCCGCTCCAATCATCGCCCGTGTGCTGGCCGAGACTGCCGGAAAGCCCGAGTGCGACGTGCGGAGGGCGTTACGTACAGCCTACCCGTTCGGCCGCCGGTCTCATCACCCGTACAAGACCTGGCTCGACGAGATCCAGGTTCAAACTGGCCGTCGGCAGGTACGCGACCGTCACTTCGAAGTCCAAAGCCCACCACCGGAGCCCGACCCCCGACAGGGGCTTCTTTTCGTATGAGTTCGTCGAAGATCGCGCCAGCAATGGCGAAAAGAATCGAGGTCTGGCCGATTGACCGGCTAACGCCATACGCGCACAACGCCCGGACACATTCGGACGCGCAAATTGCGCAGATCGCCGCGAGCATTGCGGAATTCGGGTTTACGAACCCGGTCCTCGTCGACACCAACTCCGGCATCATTGCAGGACATGGGCGATTGTTGGCCGCTCGCAAGCTTGGATGGGGTGAGATTCCAGTAATCGTACTGGACCATCTGAGTGAAACGCAGAAGCGTGCCTATATCCTGGCAGACAACAAGCTGTCGGATTTGGCGGGATGGGATGAAGAAGTCCTCCGAATCGAACTGGCGGAACTTCAGGAGCAGGATGTTGCGCTTGATCTGCTCGGCTTCTCCGAAAGTGAACTGGCTGACCTGCTCGCGGAAGAGGAAGCGCCGGCTGCTGCCGCCGAAGAGACCGGAGAAGAAATCCCCGAAGCGCCGGTAGATCCGGTAACTCGCTCCGGTGATGTGTGGCTGATCGGAAAGCACCGATTGATCTGCGGTGACTGCCGTGACTTTGGTGTGATTCAAAAGTTGCTCGGCGATACCAAGGTCAACCTAGTGGTGACTTCCCCACCCTACGCAACCCAGCGCGAGTACGATCCCGAGAGCGGATTCAAGCCGGTGCGGCCTGATGAGTACGTGGCGTGGTTTCGCGATGTGGCAGCCAATGTACAAACGATACTGGCGCGCGATGGATCGTATTTCCTGAACATCAAAGAGCATGCGGCAGACGGTGAGCGTCATCTGTACGTCAAGGATCTGGTCATCGCCCATAAGCGGCAATGGGGCTGGCGCTTCGTCGATGAATTCTGTTGGCGCAAAACCGACAACGGCGTGCCGGGCGGATGGGGCAATCGCTTCAAGAATGCTTGGGAGCCAGTTTTCCACTTTTGCAACCAGCAGGAGATTAAGTTTCGGCCGCAGGCGGTTGGGCATGTCTCAGACGACTGCTTCGACTACTCGCCGGCCAATCCGAAGTCGCGGTCCGGTAGTGGTTTGCTCGGGACCGGTGCGCGCGGTTCCGCCGCAGCCAGGCCTGGCGCCGACGACAGCGACGGACGTCACGAAGGCATCGCGCGGCCGAGTAATGTAATCGAGGTCAAAACGGAAAGCAGTCAAGGATCGCATTCCGCTCCGTTCCCGCGAGCGCTGGTTGAGTTCTTCATCAAGGCCTTCTCCGACTCCGGTGACATCGTCTTTGATCCATTTCTCGGGAGTGGAACGACCATCGCCGCGGCGCATGTGCTTGACCGTAACGGCTGCGGCTGCGAAGTATCACCCGCCTACTGCGACGTTATCCTGCGCAGGCTCATGGAATTGACCGGCGAGGCGCCGGTGCATGAGGAGACTGGCGAAGGCTTCATGGCCGTCGCGGAGACACGGGGCGTATTTGCCGATGGTGCGGTTAATCCGAAGCAGCAGGACTCGCGAGCGATCAAGCACAAAGGGCCGAACCCACATTACGGAACGAGGAGACGATGAAAGTCATTCTGACGTACAAGAACTTTGCGGCCAACCGCAACATCAGCCACATTGGATTGGGCGTGGCGGCGCTGAACAATATGAAGTCGCTGCTAAAGTCGGGCATCTCAGCCGTGGTGTGGCCCATCACCAGCGCGGCCGACCTGCGGGTAAAACTGCTGCAGGAGACGGACACCACGCACGTGAACATCTCTGCGCCGTGGATCCCGAGCGCGGATATGCAGCAACTGTTGACTGATTTTCCGCAGATTACCTTCAGCATGACCTGCCACAGCAATGTGGGATTCCTGCAGGCCGACAGCAACGGGGTGCGGCTGTTCCGCGAGGCCATGGAGATCGAGCGCGCGACTCACAACTATCACGTCTCGGGCAACTGTCAGCGGTTCGTCAATTGGGCACGGGCGACTTATGCCGTTCCGTGCGCCTGGTTGCCGAATATGTATTACATGGATGGAAGCACAAATCCGCACCGCCCGGCGTGGCAGTCGGGAACGCTGCGCATCGGCGTCTTCGGAGCCACGCGCCCGCTGAAGAACTTCATGAGTGCGGCGGGCGCGGCGTTGGAAATCGGCCAGTCCTTGCGCGGGGATCTGGAAATCTGGATGAACAGCGGTCGCACCGAAGGCGGCGGGGACACGATCCTAAACGCGATCACGGAGATGGTCAAGGGAGTTCGTTTCGTGAAGATTGTGCAGGCCGGCTGGCAGACGTGGCCGCAGTTCCGGAATACGGTGGCGCACATGCACCTGCTGATGCAGCCGTCGTATACGGAAAGTTTCAATATGGTGACCGCCGATGGGATCGCGGCCGGAGTTCCGTCCGTAGTGGGTGATGCCATCGACTGGTGCCCTGGTCACTGGCAGGCGAAGACAGACGACGTGCAGGATATCGCGCGAGTGGGCCGGCAGCTCCTGCGGGATCACACAGCCGCGGCGGAAGGGTTACGCACCCTTGAAGCGCACAATGCCTCGGCGCTGGCGGCATGGCGCTCGTACCTGAAGGCATAACAGAGGCGCGCCTCTTCGCAGTGGATTGAAGCCGAGGATTATCGCCAGTGAAAGCTAAATCGTTGTTTGACCGCATCCGCGATCTTGCGGTGCAAATCTGGCCGATCGACCGCCTGCTGCCGTACGCCAGGAACGCACGGACCCATAGCGACGAGCAGGTGGCGCAGGTCGCCGCCAGTATCCACGAATTCGGTTTCGTCAATCCGATCCTCGCGAGTGCCGATCGTGTGATCATCGCCGGTCATGCCCGCCTGGCGGCGGCTCGCAAGCTCGGTATGACCGAAGTGCCGGTCATTGTCCTGGACCATCTATCCGAAACACAGCGTCGTGCCCTGGTGTTGGCCGACAACAGGCTGGCACTGAATGCTGGGTGGGATGAAGAGATGCTCCGGGTCGAATTGGAGTCGCTCAAAGAGGATGACTTCAACCTCGATCTGGTGGGTTTCAGCGACGAAGAACTGGGCACCCTACTCGCCGACCCGGAGGAGACGCGGGAGGGACTGGCGGACGAAGACGCCGTTCCCGATGCACAGGAGAAAGTTGTTACGGTCGCTGGCGATGTGTGGTTGCTGGGCGAACACCGACTGCTCTGCGGGGATTCCACGCAAATCGGCGATGTGGAGAAAGTGATGGCTGGCGGCCTGGCAGACATGATTTTCACCGATCCGCCTTATGGGGTCGCGTACGAAGGAAAGACTGCGAAAAAGCTGAAGATCGCCAACGATGCTCTCGGTGGGAAGTTCTACGATTTTCTGCGCAACGCCTGCACAAACATGATCGCGGTTTGCAAAGGCGCGATCTACGTCTGCATGTCCTCATCGGAGTTGCACACTCTCTACAAGGCATTTAAGGATGCTGGCGGCCACTGGTCCACCTTCGTGATCTGGGCCAAGCATCACTTCACGTTGGGCCGGTCGGACTATCAGCGCATGTACGAGCCGATCCTTTACGGCTGGCGCGAGGGCGTCGACCACTTCTGGTGCGGCGCGCGCGATCAAGGGGATGTGTGGAATATCAAGCGACCGGCGAGCAACCAGGACCATCCGACGATGAAACCGGTCGAACTCGTGGAACGAGCGATTCGGAACAGCAGCAAGACGCGCGACACGATTCTAGATCCTTTTGGCGGCAGCGGAACCACAATCATTGCTTGTGAGAAGACCGGGCGCCAGGCGCGTGTGATCGAACTGGAGCCGAAGTATTGTGACGTGATAATCCGCCGCTGGCAAGATCACAGCGGCAAGGAGGCTACCCTCGACGGTGACGGAAGAGGCTTCCGTGAGATTGCGGCAGAGCGCCAGCCAGCTGCAGAAGGAGATTGAGCGTTGCGAACAGGAGATTGCCGAGATCGAGGCCCTCCTTGGGAGCGGGAATCCCGACGTGGAAGGATTATGTCTGGCACTGGCGGATTGGTCCGCTGAGCTACGACTGCTCATACAAGAAAAAAGCGCCGCCAGTCGGGAGACTGGCGGCGCTGGTCCCGCTAGTACGGGTTAGCCGACGATTTGGTACACCCGTTCGCCGTTTCGTTTGCTGCTTTCAACTTTGAGCCCCATCTTCTTGGTGATGGTTCCGCTGATGAAGCCCCGGATGCTGTGGTTCTGCCACTCGGTTGCCTTGGCGATCTCGGCCAGGCTTGCGCCGTCCTTGCGGCGGAGCAGGTCGAGCACGATGGCCTTCTTGCTGCCCTCGCGCGCCGTGCGCGCGGCAGTCTCGGCGGTGGCCTCTTTGCTTGGCGGCGCGGCTTCCGGCGCAACGTTGGCCGCCTGTGGCGCAACAGTTGCGGACGCGTTTTGTTTTAGCGCGGCCGTTAGCTTCGCTTCCGTCTCTCGGATGCCAGCGCGCCGTTGTTCCATCTCGGCGGCTTCTGCGAGCTTCTGGATGGCGGTCCAAATGCGCTTAGTCGCCGTCTTCCGATCCGTGAACTTCTTAACCGGCTTTAAATCGTCGAAAGGTGTTACGCCGGCAAAGCCGTTCCAGATTTGGATCAGACGGTCGCTCGGCCAGTTGGCGGCGAGCTTGGCAAGCTCCTTCTCACTGGCAAAGTGCTCTTGGCCTTCGGGTAGCTGCGCAGCGGCAGTGAAGGCGGTGATGTTGTTGTCGTTATCGATGGCAAATGGTTTCATGATGTGATTTCTCCTTTGGTTTAGAACTTCATGCCGGCGAGTTTTCCGTCGGCGGTAATGCTCAGGTATTTGCAATAGCCTTGGCGAGTAGCCCGGTCGATCAGTTGTTCCTGGGTGATCATCGCGACCCCATTCATCACTTCGGTGGGCCGAAAAAGCAAGTGGAATCTGCAAGAAACACGAACGTGGAGATCCAATAAATGGGCATTTCCATTCGCGCTTACGCACGGATGCGGGGCTGCTCGGAGAGCGCCGTCCGGAAAGCAATTAGCTCCAAACGGATCAAACCGGAGTCGGATGGAAGCATCGATCCGGACCGCGCCAACAAGGAGTGGGAACAGAACACGTTCGTGAACGCGACTCTGCGGCCGTCGGCGACGAAGCCGGTTCAACAGCCACGCCCGCAGCCGCGGACGCTAACTTCCGCACCCAGTGTCGATGCGCCGTCCTCTGATCCAGTCCAATCGTATCTCCGCGCGCGGGCCGTCAAGGAGACCTTCAATGCGAAGGTGGCGCAGATGGAGTACGAGGAGCGCGCCGGACGATTGATTCAGGCATCGCGCGCAGCTGAATACGCGTCAACGTTCTCTGCGATCGTCAAGGACCATCTGATGGCAATGCCGGATCGGCTGGCGCCGATACTGGGTGCGGTTGACGATGAACGCGCAGCCCATCGCATCCTATTCAATGACGTATCCGCGGTGCTCAAAAAATTGAGTAAAGCGGTCGCTGACGCGGGACTCTAACATGCAGCCGTTTTCCATACACGAGGTGGGAGCTGCGGCGATGCTGCCGCCGCGTGAGATCACGGTCTCGCAATGGGCCGACGAGAATCGTGTGCTCTCCGGGGCCGCGGCCGCAGAGCGCGGCCAGTGGCATACGCGTCCTTATCAACGCGAGCCGATGGACGTGCTCAGTCCCAGTCATCCTTGCCGCCAGGTGGTCCTGTGGTCGGCAGCGCAGCTCCTTAAAACCGAATGTTTGTTGAACTTCCTTGGCTTCATCGCGGATGTGGATCCGGGTCCGGTGCTGCTGGTTGAGCCGCGCACGGAGGACGCCAAGGCACTTTCAAAAGATCGTGTCGCGCCGATGTTCCGGAACACACCGGCACTGCGCGGGAAGATCTCGCCAGTCAAATCACGCGACTCCAATAACACCACGCTGCACAAGGTATTCGCTAACGGCTCAGGGCATATTACATTCACGGGCGCTATTTCTCCTTCCGGCCTGGCAATGCGGCCCATCCGGTATGCGCTGCTCGATGAGGTGGACCGTTATCCGGCAAGTGCGGGTTCGGAAGGGGATCCTGTATCGCTTGCGGTCCAGCGCACCGCGGAGTTCGCGCACAACAAAAAGATCGTAATGGCTTCCACGCCGACGATCAAGGGCATCAGCCGGATCGAACTGGCCTGGCTTGAGAGTGACCAGCGGGATTACTTTGTGCCCTGCCCCAAATGCGGGGAATACCAAGTGCTGTCGTTCGGCGATGGCACCGGGCCGGGGCTGGTATGGCCCGAGGGAAAGCCAGAAGACGCGATGTACCGTTGTGCCGGGTGCCTGGAGTTGATTCCCCACCATCAGAAAGCTGGGATGGTGGAGAGCGGAGAATACCGCGCGCAGAATCCGTCGTCGCCCATTCCTGGCTTCCGTGTATCGCAGCTGATCTCACCAAAGAAGTCCTGGGGAGAAATCGCGATGGAGTTCCTGGCGGCAAAGAAATCGCCGGAGACGCTCAAGGCCTTCGTGAACACGGTTCTCGCGACGCTCTGGGAAGACACCCACGAAACGCCCACGGATGCGCATGCTCTTTGGAATCGCTGCGAGCCGTACGAAGCGGAAGTGCCGGAAGGTGTCGCACTGATCACGGCTGGCGTGGACGTGCAAGCCGATCGGTTGGAGATGGAAATCGTGGGCTGGGGGCGTGATGAAGAATCCTGGTCCATTGGCTACCACGTGATCCCCGGCGATGTGATGCGCAACGAAGTCTGGGACCATCTGGAAGGATTACTGCTGTCCGAGTATCTGCACACCTCCGGTCTGCCCATGCGGATTGTGGCGACGTGCATTGACTGTGGGTTCAAGGATGCCACGGTCCTGCGGTTCACGCGCGATCGTTACAACCGCCGGGTTTATGCCACCAAGGGCCGGGCGGGAGAATCGGCGATTTGGCCGCGACGACCAAGCCGGAAGAATGCCGTTCCGTTCTTCATGATTGGCGTGGATGCGGCCAAGGCGGCTCTGTATGACCGTTTGAAGATTGGAAAGCCGGGGCCCGGATATTGCCACTTCCCGATGGGGCGTGAACTGGAGTACTTCGAGCAATTGACGGCAGAGAAGAAGTTCACGCGCTACCACAATGGGTTTCCGAAACCGGAATGGCGCAAGCTATCCAATGCGCGGAATGAAGCTCTCGACGCGCGGAACTACGCTTATGCGGCGCTACACGCTCTGTATGCCAGCGGATTGAAGCTGACCGTGCACTGCGATCGTTTCGCGCGGATGGTGGAGGCGCGGCGCGGAGGGAGCCAGGCAGCCGCTCCGGTGGCGTCGCAACCCGCCCCCGTTCCGGTTGGTCGTGACCATGACCGTGATCGCGATCCGTGGATTCCTCGCCGCAACTGGTTTGGGAGGGACTGATGGCTCTGAGCATCCAACAGCTGCAGGCGAATCTCGACGCGATCAACCAGGCGCTCGGTAATCCGACGCTGAGAGTACGATTTCCGGATGGCCGCGAGGTCACCTACCGGTCGGTGGATGATCTACGCAAGGCCAAGGCCGAGATCGAAGAAGACATTCGCGAAGCCAGCGGGAAGACGGGGCGTCGCGTACGGTTCGCGCAGCATAAGCGTGGTGACGGCCCCTCGGGGCCAACACTCTATGACGAGTGGTGAGGAGAGGATGCACTGCGAGCATTGCGAAAATTTGGTTGCGGAGATGGCGGCGACGCGGGCTGTAGTCGAGCGTTTGGAAAAGACGCTATTGGGAAACGGCCAGCCAGGCCGTTGTGCGGAACATGCTGCACGGATCGCGCGCCTGGAGCGATGGCGGTCCTGGATGGCGGGCGCTTTGGCCGTAATGGGCATTCTCTGGGCGGCTGCTGTAACGATTGTCACGGCGGCAGTGGTGGAAAGGATGAAGCAGTGAGGCGATTTCTGCGTTGCTTTTGGCGCGGCAATGCTCCAAAGAGCCTGTTCGAACTGGCCAAAGAGCCACGGCCTAAATCCATTCTTCCGACCTCGAAGCTCTATGTGGTCGAGGTGGATTTCGAGGTTAGCCCCGATGCCCTCGATTCACTGCAAAAGCAACTGGGCACGATTCGCGAGAAATACGGCCTGGATTTCATGATCCTGGAGCCGGGCTTCAAACTGAAGCGGTTCGATGACTTCTGAGTTGGTTCCAACTTCTGCGTTTCCGGTTCTCCGGCGCGATTGGACTGCGCGCTCCCCAAACGCTGGCCGTTACGTTGTCCAGCGCACGGTAAGCGAACTGGTCGAAGGCTACCGCCGCCGCCACGCCGAGCGGTTCCGCTACGATGGCGCGACCGCTGGCCGGCGCGCCTACGGGTGGTACGCCGCCTCAACCGACGCCAACGTCGAGTTGATGGGGTCGCTAATCTGGCTGCGCAATCGCAGCCGCGATCTCGTCCGCAACAATCCGTATGCCGCGCGGGCCGTTGAGGAACTGGCCGGCAATGTGGTTGGGACTGGCATTGTACCGGCGGCCAAGACCGGCAACGCCGGCGTTGACAAGATCATCGACGCCGAGTGGCCGTTCTTCGCAGAGGCTTGCGACACGCCTCAACGGCTCGACTTCTACGGCATGCAGACGTTGACGGTCCGGACCATGGCGGAGAGCGGCGAGACCATCGCGCGCTTCCGACCGCGTCCCTCCGATGCCAGGCTGCGCATTCCGCTGCAGCTTCAGATGCTCGAAGCAGACTTTCTGGATCAGGCCCGGACCATGGGATTGGTTAACGGCCACGTGATGGAAGGCGTGCAGTTCGATGAGATGGGCCGGCGCGTGGCGTACTGGCTTTTCAGCTATCACCCTGGCGGCGTCCTGATCTTGAATCCGCGCGGCGGGATCGTGAGCCAACCGGTTCCGGCAGAGCAAATCATGCATGTGTATCGCGTGCTTCGGCCTGGCCAAGTGCGCGGCGTGCCGTGGCTCGCGCCTGTGATGATGGCGTTGCGCGACCTCGACGATTACTGCGATGCGGAGCGTGTGAGGAAAAAAGTGGAGGCCTGCGTCACCGCCTTCGTCGAACAGCCAGAGGGTGTCGACGGTGATCCGCTGGGTTTAGCCGGAACCGATCCCTCGAGCGGATTGCCGGTAGAAACCTTCCAGCCGGGCATGGTGGAGTATTTGAAACCGGGCCAGGCTGTTAAATTCAACAATCCGCCGGCTGCGGGTGGTTACCGCGAGTACAAGATGACGGAGTTGCAGGGCATCATGGCCGGCATCGGTCTGCCGTACGAACTTGGCACCGGCGATATGTCGCAGGTGAATTACTCGTCATGGCGCGGTGGCATGTTGGGCTTCCGTAATACCGTGGAAGCTTACCGCTGGCTCACCCTGATTCCGCTTTTCTGCATGCCCGTGTGGCGGCGCTTCATTGACGTACTCATCCTACAGGGCAAGATTCCGGCGTCGGTCGTAAAGGACAACAAGATCAATCTGCGCACGGTGCAGTGGACCGCGCCACGATTCGAGTCGGTGGACCCGGTGAAGGATGCCGAGGGCGTGTTGAAGGACATCCGCATGGGCCGCAAGACCTGGTTCGAAGCCGTGTTAGAGAACGGCTACGACCCCACTACGCAGCTTCAGCAGATTGCGCTGTTCAACAAGCTGGTGGATAAGTTCGAGATCATTCTCGATTCGGACCCGCGCAACACCACGCTTCGCGGTCAGGAGCAGCCTGCAGGCACTGAGGAGCGGACACCGAGCAGCAAGGCGTCTCCCGACAAGCCGAATGCCCAGGGACTCACCGCGCTTTCGGAAGAAGACCTCGGCATGGTGAAGGAACTGCTCGTCGCGGGCATCTCGCGCACCCCCAGTTGGGAATCACCCTCCCGGCTCTACCGGGGATAAATCCAAACACAAAAAGGAGAAAACGTTTTTATGAAAGCACCCCCACAGGTGTTGGCCGGGCTTCAAGATGCTTGCGATCTTGAACTTTCACTCTCGCTGCAATACCTGCTCGACCAGCGAAATGTGAAGCGATTTGGGCTGAGCATCGCGGACGGTCTGAAGACCTTGCATGAGCAGTGCGAAAGCTACGCGAAGGATCTCGCCAGTGCTCTGCTGTTCTTCGACGGCGCACCGCAGTTTGTGCCGAAGCCCGCGACCACGCACAAGACCGTCGCCGATATCCAAACCGATGCGATTGCCGCAGAGACTGCGATTGTGTCGCGCTACTCGGCGCTCTGCAAAGAGGCGTATGAAGCCGGCGAGATGGATATCTTCCATCTCTATCAGCACCTGATCAAGTGGCACCGCCGTGGCGGCAACGGTAACGAGGGCCACCTCGCCTGGCTGCAAAAGCAAAACTGGCAGCTCGTCGAATTCGGGGAAAAAGACTATGAAGCCGTGAAGGCCTAACGGGGGAACGATGCCACTTCTTACAGCCCAACCTCAATCGGAAGTCTTTTCCGCCGACGCGCAGATCTTGCCCAGCACGGCGAACGCCAAGGACGGCACCATCGACGTCGTCTGGTACAGCGGCGCGTTCGTCCCGCGAATGGATCGTTCCACTGGCGAGCCCTACATGCTCAAGCTCGACATGCAGGGATGCCGCATGGACCGTCTCAACAACGGCGCGCCGGTCTTCGATACTCACTTCACCGGCGACGATTTCAAATCGCTCATCGCGGGCAAGGCCGGCACACGCGCCCAGGTGGGCGTGGTTCGCCGCGCATGGCCCAACGGCGACAAGGGTATGGCCACCCTGCAATTCGACCTCGGCAATCCCGACGGCGCCGAAATGTTCCGCAAGGCCAGCGCCGGCATCCTGCAGAACTTGAGTTTCGGCACCTTCGTTTATAATCGCGAAAAAGTCGAAGCCCAGACCGAGGGTATGCCGGAGGGCAAACCGCCCTACATGAACGACAAGGAAATCGGCATGTTCTCCGCTACGGATTGGGAGCCGTTCGAAATCTCCCCTTGCACCGTGCCGGCCGATTTCAATACCTGCTTCTTGGATGCGGAACCGTCGGGGGAAGTCATGTTTTTCGGCACGCCGGATTCCGGCGTGACGCATACAGTACGGGCAACCAGCCCGCGAAAGGAGAAACCGGCAATGCCGGAAACGACTACGCAGCAAGCGGGCACAGAGGCCCGTGCAGTTGACGAACAGGCACTGGCCGCCGCGCGGGATGAGGCGGTCCGGGCAGAACGGCAGCGCGTCAGCGAGATTCAGGCGCTGAGCGCGATCGAGGGTGTCGACGGGACGGTCATCAGCGATTTCATCGCCAAGGGCACTCCCGCTGACCAGGCGCGGAAGCAGGTTACCGATCAGCTCGCAGCCAAAGGAACCCGAACCATCGACGGCCAGGAGTTTCCGATCCGTGGTGAGCGGGGCGCTACGGTGACCCGCGACGGCATCGAGCAGGCCTTCGCGCGCATGCAGATGGCACTGTTGCTGCGCTCTGACTCGCGGTTCTTCCTGGCCCGGCGTCGCGATCATAACGGAAACGATCTCGGTGAGTATCTCGATGGTTGTGGTCCCGAGCAGCAGAGACAGGCCGTCGAGGCGGCGCGCGAATACCGCAATTTCAAACTCATCGAACTGGCCAAGGAGGCGCTCACCTTCCGGGGCATCAACCCGCGCGGCATGGATTCGACGCGCGTCGCGGAACTGGCGCTCGAGGGTCCCTCGCGCGGCGCGGAGTATTTTGCCGGTGGCGCGGAATCCACCTCCGACTTCCCGGCGATTCTCGCTAACATCGTCAATAAGACCTTGCGCCAGGGCTACGAAGCCTACCCGCGGACCTTCCAGCCGTTCTGCCGGCAGGTGACTGCGCAGGACTTCAAGCCGATCAACCGCGTGATGTTGGCAGATGCGCCCGTGCTGCAGCCGTTGAACGAAAAGGGCGAGTACCACCGCGCAAACCTGACTGACAACAACATCAGCTACAAGCTCGGTACTTACGGCGAGATTGTGGCTCTGACCCGCAAGGTCATCATCAATGATGATCTCCAGGCGTTCACCCGCGTGCCGGCATTGCTGGGCGTAGCCGCCGCGCAGCTCGAATCGAACACGGTTTGGGGCATCATCATCGCGAATCCCGCGGCCATCTATGCGGGCGACAAGAACTCCACCGCGTTGTTTGCCGCCGCTCACAACAATCTGCTGACCGGTGTGGCGAGCAGCATCGACAATACCGTGCAGAATGCGGTTCCGCTCACTGCTTTGGGTAAGGCCCGTGCGGCGATGCGGCAACAGAAGGGTCCGCAGGGCACTCCATTGAACCTGATCCCACGGTTCATGGCTGTGCCCACCGCACTCGAAACCTACATGCTCCAGTTGGTCTACCCGATCAACATCGCCTCGGCCGATGCGACCAAGGTTGTGCCGGAGTGGGTGCGCAGTCTGGTGCCGGTTGTGGAACCGCGTCTTGACGGGGCTCCCAACGGCGGCAGCGCGTGGTATCTGATTGCAGACCCGGCACAGATTGACACGGTCGAGTACTGCTACCTGGAAGGGCAGCAGGGTGTGTACATCGAAACCAAGCAGGGCTTCGAGATCGACGGGATCGAGGTCAAGGCTCGCATGGACTTCGGTGCGGCGGCGATCGACTTCCGCGGCGTTCAGAAAAACGCCGGTCAATAGGGCGCAGAGGTAAGGGACAACAGACCGGGGCGGTGCAAGCCGCTCCGGACGAAAACAGGAGACATTTTTTATGCAGAATTACGTTCAAAGAGGAAATACCCTCACCGTTACCGCGCCGTATGCATTGCTCAGCGGCGGAGGTTGCCAGGTCGGCAACATCTTCGGCGTGACGGTGAACAATCAGAACCCGGGCGACTCGACGGAACTGGTGGTGGAGGGTGTGTTCGATCTCGCGAAGGATGCCAGCACTTTTGTTTCTGGCGCCAAGGTGTACTGGGATAACAACCAGCAGTTGGCGACCGCAAACACGTTGACGGCGGCCGGAGCGCCGAATAAAGAAATCGGATTCGCGTGTCTCGACCAGGCCAGCGGCGTGAATGCCCTGGGCGGGCAGAGCACCGATCCGACGGTGCGGGTGCGGTTGAATCCGATCGGACTGAGTCCCGTAGGAACGGCGGATCTGGATCCGTCGATGCTCCAGAAAGCCTTTGTCACGTTGACGGCGGCGCAGATTCTGGCGATGAATGGCGCGCCGGTCAGCATCTTGCCAGCGCCCGCGGCGGGCCAGGTGCTCATCATCAACCAGATCATCGTTCAGATGAAACCTGGGAGCACGCAGTTCACCGGCGGCGGGCCGGTGACGTTCCAGTATCACGGCACGGCGATTAGTCCGCATGGCGGAAACGTTCCGGCGGCGACGGTGAACAGCGCCAACGCCAGCGAGAACGTGTTGCCTCCGCCTGCGGCCACCTGCCAGCCGCCGGCGGCTACCGGGCTCGATATCACCAACGGCACCGCGGCCTTCGCCAACGGTAACGGCACGATGATCGTCACCGTGTTCTACTCGATCATCACGCTCAGTTAGCCGTACGCCAAATCACGGGGGCGGGTTCGCTCCGCCCCGTTCGGAAACTTCACATCCGTTTCCGGCAGTTCCCCTCGTAGTCTTCCGCCCACGCGCGCTTACCACACGTGCGGAACGAACCGGGACCTTACTCGCTTGGTGTAATCCGCGTAGCCGGCGAGTCCGGCCCGCAAGGTAGACTCTTCCAGCACTGTTCGGACTATCAACACGATCACACCCAGCGCCGCAGGTAGGAGCGCCCACGCGCTGCCGAGCGCGAGCGGCGTGCCAATCGTCAAACCGAGTATACCCGTATAGCCGGGATGACGCACATAGGCATACGGACCGCTTGATACGACCGTTTGTCCGCGATCAGCTTGAATCCTCACGGTCGCAGCGAAAAAGCGGTTCTCGGCGATCGCCCTTTGCGTCAACCTGATGCCAAGCACCATGAGGACGAAACCCGCAGCCACCAGTGCAATGTGCTCCCGCCCACTCCATCCATACCGATGGTCGAGCGCGGCTGTGCTCCACGTCAGAAGCGGGACAACGACAGCGAGGAGCGCCACGAGCAATTTGTCCCACGGCTTCGTGCCTGGCTGGAGCTTTGAACGCTCGACCAGGAGGTCCGGCTGGCGCTTCATTTCGCGAAACGCCGCTATTTGGGCAGCCACGAAGACAGCTACAAGCAGCCAGGCGGCGATCCATCTTCCGTCGCCAGAGCCGCCAAACAGCACTCCAGCCACAAGCCCCTGGGCTACTATGCCTTTGACCAGCGCTTTCCTGGACGCGGCGCGGATCTCATTTGCGGGAGTCATTTTCGGATCTCCTTCTCCTGAAGTATAAGACTGCGCAATCCGCGGGCGCGTGAGTTGTGGCGCTCCTTTTGTGATTTGGAGCGGCCTGCGTCGCCGTTCGTTACATATGTCCGATTGGCCGACCATCGACGCGGCGGTGAACGCCATTATGCAGCAGGCGTTCGGCGAACCAGTGGTGTATCAGTCGGTGCAGGCGGGAGTCGCCGCGGGCGATCCCGTTACGATCACCGCAATTCGTCATGCACGCGTGCGTGACGAGTCCGGGACCGTGGCGAACGCTGAAGAGGTCTCGATCAATCCGGCCGACCTCCCCAATTTTCCACAGCGCGGTGATTGGGTCACCGCCTGGGGATTGCAATTCGTGGTGGGTCCCGTGCGCCAGCCCGACCCTTACGGCATGGTCCAGCTTTCCTTGATGTTGCGTGCTGGCCAGGCCCCGAACTCATGATCAATCCGAAGACGATCCTGGCCGAGTGGGTGACTGCGCTTCAGGCTTTGCCAAATCTCGTGGAAGCGCTGGGCGGCAACGGCTCGCAGATTCAGTTCTACACCGAGAATGCCACCGTCTTTGGCCAGCCCACACAGAACAACATTCGGCTGGCGATTCTGTCGATGCCGCCGGGGTCGATCATCATCGCATGGCAAGGCACCGAGCCGGGACGACTCGGCGGAATGCTGGTGTTCGTCCACCACTTCTCGCTGTATTTACGCGCGCCGGAGACGGCGAGTGTCGGTTATGAGGATCTATTCAACTGGATCGTAAACGACATTCCTACGGGCAGCACGCTGCGGATGCTGCACGCGCAGGTTGATCCGAACTGTGAGCCGATGGATTTCTACCTGCCGTCGGCCAGGCGCAATACCGTCGTGGTCAGCGCGGACGGAGCCACGTTCGAATACTTCGAGGTTTCGGTCCGGCTGATCGAATCCTATAACCCATAGCCCGGCTGCTCGCCGGATCGAGGAGAAGATGAGCGTCCCCACGGTTTTTTTGGAAAGTCCCCAAGGCGACGAGATCAAAGAGGTTGAGGCGACCGCCAAATCGCTTGGGCCTCTGATGGCAGCGGGCTGGCATCAGGTGCCTGCTCCCGCGAAGCACGAAACGGTGATCTTGGCGAATAGCAAGGAGGAAAAGTAGGTCCGCAATGGCGAATATCCAGGAATTGTTGAATGGCTGGAGTTACGGCCAGCAGTCTAACATCACGACCCCCAACACCACGGCCATCTGGCGTCACACTAATCTGAATACCAAGCCCTGGGCCCAGATTCCGGTGAACGAAGACGACCGCGCAGAAATCGGCAAGGGCCACGAGTTCCCGACCCAGACGTTCAAGTCGCATTACAACATGCCGACTTACGAGATCTCGAAGTACGCCTCCTCCGAGTTCCTCGCCTGGGTCATGTCGTTCTCTCTCGGCAATGTGACGGTCGCCGGTAGCAGCGCACCCTACACTTACACCGTCGTCCCGGCGATGGGCGCCACCAACCCCACCGGCTTGGAGTTGCCGTACTTTTCGTTCATCCAGCAGATGCGGCCTGGAGCTTCGGCGATTTTGGATGAACTGCTGGTGGGTTGCGCGCTCAAGTCCTGGAAGCTGTCGATCAAGAACAGCCCAGGCCGCGCGAGCGCTATGTGCACAGCGGATTGCGTCACCACCGGGCAATACACCTCGCCCAGCGGGATCACTCTGCCAACAGTCTATACGCCGCATGAATTTAACGCCGGCATGATCTCGACGCTTACCATGAACGGTATCAATTACCTTTCGGGCGGGAGTGGCAAGCAGTTCGTCTCGATGGATGCGTCCTGGGACAACAATTTTCGCCCGGGCTTTTTCCCCGGGTCTGGTACTCAGGATGGCTATCAGATCCAGGGGCGCTTCGAGTGGGGCGACCGAGCCTTCGCCGTTCAGTTCGTGGTCCGCGTGCAGGCCGGGTCCGAAGAGTACTCGAATCTCATCAATCAGACCACCGGAACCGCCACCATCGCGTTCACCCGCGATACGAACAATAGCTTTTCCATGGAAATTCAGAAGATGGGGTTTGCCGCGGCTGAGCTTTCCAACACCGATGGCATTGCGACGATTCAGGTCACCGGCACGCAACTTTACGATCCCACTAATGGCCTGCTGACGGTTTCGGTGACGACCCCACAGTCTGGCATATGCCAGAGCGCGTCCTAACCGCCTTCATTCCGGTTTGAAAAGGAGAGTATGACCGAACAGATAAAGAAACCAGTCTTTGACGGCACGAAACCGTTCGTGGTGCCAATCCTCTCGGGTGGCGAGAAGCGTTGCGAAGTGCGTTTTCCTTCGGATGACGAGTGGTGCGTTTGGGCCCGTCAGCAGCGCACTGTGCGCCATTTTCTCGGACGCGGGAAGTCGCAAAGCGAAGACATCGATCTGTCGAAGATCAATGCGGAGTTGTTCGCCAAGATCCGTACGGATAAGGACGGAGCGGAGTTTGACGAAGCCGAAGCAGGCATGGTGATTGGCCGCGTCGAGCGTTGCAGTGTCGTCGGTGTGGAGCGCGAAGGCATCAATTACCGCATTGAGATGAAGGTTCCCGGCGCGCGCGTGGAGCATGTGCTGCGGATGCCGACGGCGAAGGAGATGCAGGATCACGAGCGCGCATCGACCAGCGTGGTGGCCGCGCGCCGATCCATTGAGACACGCGCCTTCCTGGAGCCGAGCGGCGCGCTTTACGACAAGCTGCATGTCTCGCACGACGGCTACGCTGGCGCGGTTCCGATTGTGCACAAGTCGGCGGCGGTGTCCGAAGTTATCGCGCAACTGGCGATCGAGGCCGACGACGACCCGGAATAGCCGCGCCCGACTCCGCTGGCGGGCCGGGCGTGCGGTTTCTTATCCAGTCGGTATTGCGCCAGGCGACGCTGTGCGGGAAAGAGGAGGACTGTCCGGATCGCGTCTTCCGCTGCCGGAAGTGCGGATACTCGCAGAGCGATCCGATGGACGAATGTCCGGCGTGCGGCGCAGGTTGGAAGCAACTCGATGTCAGCCACGGTCCGGATTGCCCGAAACGGGTCGTGGAAGATGCCATGGATTCGGCCAACGGCGCGCTCGTGCGGCGTTGCTTCCGGCTGCTGAATGCCAAAGCCCTGGGGTTGACGATCACGCTGGCCGACATCACCGAGGAGGAATTCCGTGCTATGGAATTGATCGAAGCCGAACGCCAGGCTCACGCTCAGGCGGAGGACAGCGGCGCACACAACTTTCAGGAATTGTTGCTACGTAAATTATCGCGACGATAATCTGGCCGCGTTCTATTCGGATTCCGAACATAATTCATCACGCCTAGTTCGCTCACGCTCGAAAGCTTGAGGTGGCTTGCATTCAATGGAACGTGATTTGGATTGATACTTCTCAACCAATAAGAAGGACCGTCGAAAACCGATGGTTCTTTTCCGTCCCAAGTAATCATATGTAGTCAGGCTTGTCGCGAGGTTCATCCTTTGCTTCGGTTCCGGGCGCTTCGACGTGTGAATAAGCTTCGACTTCGCACGCCAATGAATCCAATGTGTCCGCAGCCAGACTCGGCGAGATGGTTCCCGCCCGCAGAACATTGGCCAGGTTGTGCATACAGAGGCCGGTGAGTAATAAGGAACGTTGCACGTCACCATTGATCCCTCACTTTGGCACGAACCTCAAGTGAGAAATGACCAAAACCGATGTCCCGATTCCAGACCGTGATTCGACGGGCGCGCTTCGTCTACTCGCCCTACACCGCGACCGAAATGCAGGGATTCGCGCAGGTGCTGGCGGATACCATCCGTGCGCGCATCCAAAGCGGGCAGAATATCTATGATCAGGCGGCCGCGCCGTTGAAACCGGGACTGCCGGGTCGGCGTGGTTATCCGGATTACAAAACTGCGCGCGGTTTGCAGCCGATCCGCGATTGGACCTGGAGCGGCCACACCTTGCGGTGCCTCAAGGTGCTCACCGCCAACGAGAACCGCGCGACTATTGGATTCCTGGATGAAGCCTTGCCCGGTAGGAAGCAGACCGCGTCTCAAATCGCCTTCTACAACAACCAGCGCGAACGGCAGTGGGGCGTGTCGCCGCGCGATCGTCAGGCTCTCCTGGCTGCCATGCTTCGTCCCATAGTCCTGGTCAAGGCTGCATAGATGCCCGATCAAGCCGAAAAAGTCGTCCTCGAGGCCGAAGACGAAGTTACTCCGGTCGTCGGCAAGGCCAACGCTTCGCTCGATAGCTTCGAGAAAAAGGCCGAGTCCTCGCATGGTGCGGTCATCCGAATCTCGGATCAGACCCGCTCCAGCGTTCAGCGCCTCATCGCTTCGCTCGAAAAGCAGGCCGATGTCTATGGCAAGAGCGGCGTGGACAAGCTCATCGCCCAGCGCGATCAACTCGTTCAGCGGTATGCGAAAGAGCCTGCCGCCATCGACGCCATCACGCGCTCCTACGAGCGGATGATCGCCACGCAAAAGCGGATCGACTCGGAAGCGAAGTTCGAAGGCTTCGGCGAAAAGGTCAAGCAGTTCATCGAGAGTCCCCTGCAGGGAGCCAAGGGCATACTCAGCAGCGTGCTTTCCTCCATGGGCCCCTTCGGCGTTGCGATCGCCGGCGGCGCGGCAGTTCTGGGAAGCTTGGCGTTGGCGGGATTCGAAGCGGCCAAGAGTCTGGGCGAATATGGAATGCGCATCAAGGACGCCGAACTCCGCACCGGACTCACGGCCAA